TTTTATTTTTTAGCTTTTACCTTGTATTCGAATGTAGCCACCTTAGAATATAGCTTCTGGATAGTCTTTGAAGGTGACTTCTGGCTCGGCTTACACAATGGTTTCTTGCTTAATGGTTTTTGAATCATACCACGAAGATATGATCTCCACTGAATCCATAAATCTTTTTCACCTTCAAATGCTTGTGGAGCATCAGGTAAGACTCTCCAATCACTGATAGTGAGAAGATTGTTTCTTTCAGCAATTTTAGTGTAATACTCTCTATCAAAGAAATATTTTTGCTCCTGAAAAGCATTAATTTTAGTTTCAATTTCTCTTGTAGATAAGTCTTGCTGAATAAAAGAAAATGTAGTGAAAAATTCTGCTAATTCTTTTGCTTGAGCACTAGTAGGATCTTTCCAAATATAATCTTTCCAATACTGTGATTTTGTTGCAAAATCATAAACTAATTTTTTCTTTTGACAAAAATATGTATCGTCATTATAGTAGAAAAAATATTCAATTTCATCCCTGCCTGGGTCATGCCATAGAGGATTTATTTTTTCAACCATTTTTTCCCAAACAAATCCTTCAATAGGTCTTCTCTTATCAGACATATTGAAAGAAATAAATTGAGTAGGAAAACTTACTTGTATAATCGGTGTTCTAATAGGAGCATCCATTTTATCTATGGCAATTTAATATACCAACCTGTTAATATGTATTTATCTTGGGTTAATACTGTGTTTCCTTTATGTACGTGAGTCATCCCAGCAGGCCACACTACAACAGTTCCAGCAGTGGGTTTGATTCTACGTCTTTGATATAAAAATTCTGTTTCTCCTTCTCCATCTGGAACATCATTCAGGTAAATGATCCACGTTAATTCTCTTTGTCCACACTGCCAATTACTAGATTCATAATGGAAGTGGTGATATCCACCGCCAGGTCTAGTTTTCTGCATTTTAATATCAGTTGATATCATTTTTACAGTTTTTAATTGAGGAAACTGCATTACATAATGTTGTAAACATGCTTGTAGGTATTGGTTGCATTCATAAGATAATTTATGACTGACATAGTTTAATAGCAAAGCTTTATCATCCCTACCTAAAGCTCCTTCTGCAAATTGATCCCTTCCATCAAGAAATGCCTCCTCATCAAGAGGATTTTCAATATCATCAATTTCTCCAATTGGTTCGTCAATAATACTATCTCTTTGATAACATTGCTCAAATACATCTACAAATTTTTTACATACTGACTTTGGCATTAATCCAGGCCACACTCCAATAAAATCAGAAAATTCTGATCTAGTAAGATTTTCATCTAACATCAATTCAAGTGGACGAATAGGCACAATTTTTGTCATACTTACCTCAGTAAACTTTAATTACATACTTAACACGGAAATATTTATTCATCAACGGAATCTTCTTCTGTGGAGAAAGATTTACGGTTGGCACAACCTGTTTGGTAGATTCTAATTGGAAAACTGCCTGATTAGCAGAAATTTGTAATTGTGATTGATTAAATCTAACATTAATTGTGTTTCCATAATTGACTGGGAATGTTCCAGCTACAGTGCCAGATCCAGCAACATTTCCCCAAGCATAAGAATTCTTAGGATCGGTAAATGCAGTTTCAGAAAGATAATGACTGTGGGTTAATGCCCCACCAAAAGTTCCTGGATCATAAGAGTCGGTCGTTGCATTTGTAGCACTAGTATCAATCATCGCTAGATGATCGCCAGCACTATTATCTAAGTTTGGAGTATTTGACTTTGGCGATCTCCACCACCAACCATATGTAACCTGATCAGAAGTATATGGAGCACCATATAATTCGTCAGCAGGAGATGGTCTGTCAGCAATCCATCTTCCATCCACACCAGATCCAGATCCAGAAGTTCCAGCACCACCATAAGAAGGGACACCCCAACCAATGTATGAAATATCTTCATCTGTTTCTTGAGCTGTAAGCATAAAATGGGTATGCCTGCCAATTTTAGTAAAAGATTCTTCCAAAGGACCAACAGTTGCAGAAATATATCCATCATTACCAATATTATAGTCAATTTCTGTAATTATTCCACTGTATCCAGTTGTTCTAATTGCTCCTACGTTAAAAAACGGACCAGTAACATCATTAGGTGATGTATCATATACTTGCTCAGTTGGTCTTTGTCCCTGAGAATCAATTGTATCAACTATCCAGTTTCCACCAGAACTTCCAGAAAGATTTGAATCACCACTAGATGCTGATGTTGGATCAGATCCAACATAAGTGACTAGCGCAGCAGATGCTGCATTATTGCCGTCAACAGGTCCAACTCCTGCTAATTTTCTATTTCTATAATTTGGTAAATTAAAAGATCCAGAGTAGACATTAGTTATATCATTATAAGCTCCATTTCCACCATATTGATTTCCAATAACATCAAATAATTCCCAATATGTCACGGCACTAATAGATCTTCCATCACACTCCATCCATCCAGGATATCTTGATGACATATCACCATCTAAATTGCCAAAGTCTCCATCTTGGAATTTTAAGACGGGAAGAACAGTTCCTATAGCTAATCCATCTTCTTTCTTCTCTAATCTTTCCTCTGTAGATTGGTCAATAACAGCCAATTTACTGTACCACTGCGAAACCATTAACTCAGTGGTAGGAGCAGCTGCCCAAGTAGTTACACTCCAAGTAGTGCTAAATCCAGTTCCTATAGTTACTGTTGTTGTGCGAGTAGCACTCAAGGTGGCACTACTAGTTAACTGTAAAGAAACTGTATCTCCAGCAGAAACTGTTCTTGGTGATGATTGATATGTGCCTCCATTTATAGAAATAAGAGCTCCATTTGTGGTTGAAATAGTAACTGGTTCGTCTATTCCAGCAATAGAAACCGCATTACTATTAATCAAAGTAGAAGGTGCCCTGTTTATTCTATTCTTAAATGTTACTGGATCTGGTGTAGTATCTGGTGTTAATTTATTTGTTATTCTCCATGGCAACGGCGAGTATGTTCCAACTGCTATCTGAGTTTCTACGACATTACCATAATTAGGTCCAGATAGAGTCCATATCCTCACTTGATCTCCATTAGAAACACTCACAGGGAAAGTTCCTATAGATCCACCATTAACTTGAATTCTCGGTGTTGTCGGTGAAGTATGCGATGTTAAAGTTACTAAGACAGAAACACCAGCAGAAAGTCCAGAAACCACATATGCAGTGCCAAAAGCATCAACTGAAGAAGCATAATCTTGACTGCGATTAGCACCAGTAATATTATTAAATGTAAAAGAATTTACGAGAGTATCTGAAGGAAGACCAGTAGTTACAGACCATTCGATTGGCAATCCAGCACCTATTGTAACACTTGAAGTTATTGTAGTAGTGTTTGAGGTAGAAGTTAATTGCCTTAATTGTATGTAATCACCATTCGACACTGTAATGCTAGACAATGTAAAACTGGCACCGATCAAAACTCCATTACCATCGGTAGAAGGCGATGTTGATCTGGCAATTGTAGCTGTATTCCCAGCGGATCCGCTACCACCAAATCCCAAAACACTAGCAGTAGCACTAGTGCTCAACCCAACAATTTGTTGTATATTACTGTAAACAAAAGTATTTGTTGGTTGATCAATTAAATTATCAAAGACTGGTGGTGGATTTGGAGCATTATTTGGAATATTTTGAGTAGTTAAATACCAAGTTGCACTGTAACTTCCTATCTGAACTGTCACATAAGTTTGAGTAGAATATTGATCAGAAGAAGTTGCTCTCACGTCAACAATAGTTCCGTTTTGAGCAGACCATCCAGTAAGAGTGTTACTATAACCAGTAGTAGACGCTAGTGCTGCAGTATTTGGAGTTGGTTGAGTGACTAATACCCCGATATTAGAAGCAGTGCCTATAATTGTAATAGGAACTGCTAATCCGCTGGTTAAACCACTTACTTGTATGTAAGCCATATTTTTATATTTTCTGCAAAATTATTTATAGAGGCGTAGTAGAGTTACTACTTGCATAATAAACTGTAGACGGCAATGCTGCAGTTTTATTAGTAAATAACCACGCCGTAGGCGTAGAATCAATTAATACCTGTATGCTATATGAATTAGTATCCACTCCACCATATCCTTCGGCAGTGAGAGTAAATATTTTATCACTGTTATCCAGAAAATCACTTGGATTTCCTGTTACAGTAAATGTTCTAGTGCCGCTAGATGCTGGGGTTATTATACCAATACCTTGATCAATTGCTGCTGACGTTGTATAAATATTACTCCAAGTTAAAGTTACAGTATCACCAAAATTTATAGTTGTTGGAGTTACTGTCAAGGAAGCAACGGGAGGTTGTGGAGTAACAAAAAGTCTCAAAGTTTGTGTTACACATCTATTCACGGGATTACATGCCGTAAGAATATAATCCCTATATCCATTCCCAAAAGTGGGCGATCCAGGATATCCACCAGGACCAGTTTGATCTACAGTAGGAATAATTAATTGACTTCCATCTACAGGTAAGTTAGATCCTATTCCAGATATAGAAGCACTACTTGCATTAGTAGTAGACCAAGAAATAGTTGCCTGCGAATCCTGTAAAGCTGGGTTTGGATCTGAAATAAAAGAATCAATTGTTGGTATTGGATACGCAATAACTGTCACTTGAGCAGTTTGTGTTATACCAGAGCAGTTAACTACAGTGAGAGTATAAGTATTTGGTCCCGAAGAGTTTACAACAACATTAGCGGATCCAGAAACTGCGGGACTACTAACACCAGTTAAAGATCTAGATCCACCTTGATCACTACCACTAGTTGACCAAGTAAGAGTCACCGTATCCCCAACAGTAACCTCTGCTAGATTTACACTAAGACTTGCTGTTGGTAATTGACAAACAACAACAGTTAAACTTTGCTGGACTTGTACGCCAGTAGCATTCAATCTAGCAGTCAGTGTATAAGTAGTAGTTGATGGAGGAGTTACATTTGTATTACCGCCTGGAGATACTGATCCAATATTTGTAATGGAAACATTATCAGCATATGTAGTTGCCCAAGATAAATTAACAGATTGCCCAACAGTTAAATTTGCAGTGGGATTTTTACTAAACGAATTAATTACTGGATTTTCGTATTGAAATGTTATTCTAGCCGCTCCTTGAGCACCAAATCCATCACCAAACGCTCCACGCTGTCCACATCCGCCACCTCCATATGCTTTTCCACTAAATCCTTCTCTTGTAAAAACAAGTGGTGGACATCCAGTTGAGTTTCCATCTAAATTAACGCCTGCGCCGCCGATGGCACCCCCATCTCCACCAGCACCAGGACCGCAACGATTTTGAGTACCAAATTGAGTACCAGAACTACCACCTTCGCCACCAAGAGAAGCGGCATCTCCAAAACCACCAGGGAATGCAACGACTCCACCAAAAATTGGAGATCCAGATGCGGCTGCGCCACCTCCAGTAGATATGGTGTTTACAGCAGGAGTTACCCCCGCACCTCCACCACCACCTGCAATAAAAAATCCATTCCCATTAATTTGAGTTGATCCACCAGGATTAGTGTATATACCAGCAAATGGATTTGTAGTCCCTCCAGCTCCAACTTGAATTGTTAAAACATCGCCAGCATTTACAAATGCATTAGCACGACAAAATCCACCGCCGCCTCCACCACCACCAATAAGCGAATCAGAGAAAGGAAAAATTGTAAAACCAGCTCCTCCAGCACCAATACATGTTCCAGTTATGTAAGCAACACCAACTGGAACAGTCCAATTATAAAATCCAGGAGTAGTATAATCAATATTTGCCATCTATTTCTTTCCTCCTTTACAGCGGTACAGTAGAGTTACTACTTGCATAATAAACTGTAGATCGTAATGCTCCAGTTTTATTATTAAATAACCATGCTGCAGGTACAGAATCAATCAATACTTGTATACTATATGAATTAGTATCTACTCCACCATATCCTTGTGCCGTAAGAGTAAATATCTTATCACTATTGTCCAGAAAATCATTTGGGTTTCCTGTTACAGTAAATGTGGTAGTGCCACTTAAGGGTGGAGTTACGGCACCAATACCTTGATTAATTGATGCTGATGTTGTATAGATATTACTCCACGTTAAAGTTACAGTATCACCGAAATTAATCGTTGTTGGAGTTATTGTCAAAGAGGCAACTGGAGATTGTGGAGTAACAAATACTCTTAATGTTTGTGTTACACATCTATTTACAGGATTACATGCAGTTATAGTGTAATCTCTATATCCATTGCCATAAGTAGGTGCTCCAGGATATCCACCAGCACTACCTTGATCTACAGTTGCTGTTAATTGTTGAGACCCATCTTGAGGTAAATTACTTCCAATTCCAGTTATGGAAACACTTCCAGTTGCATTACTAGTATTCCAAAACAAGGTAAATTCTGTATCTTGTAGTGTTGGATCTGGATCATAAGTAAGGGAATCTATAGTGGGAATTGGATAAGCTATTACAAATGCTTGTGCTGTAACAGTATATCCTGCAAGATTAGTTACAGTAAAAGTAAAAGTATTTAATCCAGATTGTGTAATGACTCTAGTGGTAGATCCACTGGCAGCAACACTACCAACTCCCCCATCAATTGTTCTCGTAGCTCCCCAAGTAGAAGACCACGAAATAGTAACACTATCTCCAACACTAACTTCAGCTGTATTAGGAGATGACACTCCATTAATAGAAATAGATGCTGTGGGTATACCTACTACTTCTATATTTACAGAGGCAGACGTAGATGCTATTCTATTAGATACAGATAATGTATAAGTTTTAGTGCCCGTTGTTGATAAAAGTCCAGTGGTAGTAGAAGGAACTCTAGTGCCACTACCAGATCCAACATTTCCTTCTGATAATTGATTGTTTGGAAATGTCGGAAAATCTGTTAAAGTTGGAGTAAACTCAGCATCACCAACTGCCCACGTCAAAGTTATTGTATCTAATCCTACAGTTACCGCAGTTCTATTTGTAGTTAAGGTTGCGGCTGGAGCAGGAATTTGAAAATTTACAGTAAAAGATGCCAATCCATATGTGTCACCAGCATTTTGTACATTAGATTGACCGACTCCACCAACACCATCAAATTCTGGACTAGATGATGCATCTGATGCAAATGTTATGTATCCATTAGATTGTCTTAAGTTTGAGGGAATACCATAACTAACAGTTCTCCACGAGTCCCAATAACCATCATATCCACCATAAGCATTAGATCCAGAACTACCGTTTGAATATGCTAATATATTGAATCCACCATCAGAAACTGCTACATAAAAATCTTCTCCACCATTATTTGGTCTTTCTCCACCATTACGATCATTACCAGCCCTAACAACATAACTAATACTCTCTGCATATTTGAAGTTAAAAGGTGAATATGCGGATCTGGATGCAACTCTAGGACTACTAAATGACCCCATTCGCAAGTAAGATCTACCAGTTGGAGTAGCAAATCCACCAACTTCTCCATTATCACAAGTCTGACTAGTTCCTGTAGCACCTACACACGATCCTATTTGTACACAACCAACAAGTTGAGAAAAATTAAAATTAAAACCAGGATAGTAAGTTTCGGAATAATTTGCCATCGTTTATAATGGTGTCGTAGAATTACTACTTGCATAATAAACTGTAGATCGTAATGCTCCAGTTTTATTATTAAATAACCACGCCGTAGGCGTAGAATCAATCAATACTTGTATGCTGTATGAATTAGTGTCAACTCCACCATATCCCTGCACAGAAATAGTAAATATCTTATCAGTGGTATCCACAAAATCATTTGGGTTTCCTGTTACAGTAAAAGTAGTGCTACCACTAGATGCTGGAGTAACAGCACCAACACCTTGATCAATTGATGCTGATGTTGTATATATATTGTCCCATGATAAGGTTACTGTTTCTCCCAAATTAATTGTTGTTGGAGTTATTGTTAAAGAAGCAACGGGAGGTTGTGGAGTAACGAAAAGTCTCAAAGATTGAGTAACACTTGTGCCAGCAACATTAGTTGCAGTTAACACATAATCTCTATATCCATTCCCATAAGTTGGTGCTCCAGGATATCCACCAGCGCCAGATTGATCTACAGTAGGGATAACTGTTTGACTACCATCTACAGGTAAATTAGATCCTATTCCAGGTATAGAAGCATTGCTGGCATTAGTAGTAGACCAAGAAATTATTGTTTGTGCATCTTGCAGTGCTGGATTAGGATCTGCAAGAAAAGAATCAATTGTTGGTGGTGGCACTGCCTCAACAAAAATAGAAGACGTTACAGTACCATTAGTTCCACCAACAAGATTTACAGCTGTTAATACAAATGTATATACACCAGCAGTAGTTGGTGTATAATTAAACGCTCCATCTACGGAAGAAGAATTTGTTAATAACGCAGATCCATTAACAGTTAAAGAAATAGCGACAGCATTTGTTGTTTGCCAACTTAATGCAATAGTATTTCCAGTAGTAACAAACTGAGATGGAGTTGCGCTAAAAGAATTAATTGAAGGTGGCTGATACAATGTAACTGATCTACTTAATTCTACTGCACCAGATATTCCTTGAAAATTACCAGTTAAAGTAAATGTCGTAGTACCTGCCGATAGTCCTGTATAAATTCTGCTATATGCTACCCCATCAGATCCATTACCGACACTAACACCATTTATTTGTACGTCGCCAACAGTAGTAGTTACCCATGTTAATTCTACTGAATCGCCAACAGTACCGCTAACATTTCCTTGCGTAGAACTTCCTGTTCCTACAGCAATACCATAAAAATCTAATCGTGGATATGTTATTTGAATAGCTCCTCTAACAGGAGAAGTTATACTGTTGCCAGCGGGTGTTCCATATCCATAAGACTCACCAGAAGTACCAAAAAGACCTACATTGCTAGCATAAGTAGGATTATAAGCACTTAATCCCGCAGTACCAGCCCCTGCTGGACCGCCTTCATCACTACCCGATCCGCCACCACCACCGCCAGGAGCACCCCC